ACTCTGCCGCTGTGGGAAAAGGCAAGCAATACTGTGTATGACCTTCTGGTGGGACATGAGGTTGGACATGCACTGTTTACTCCTGATGAAGACTGGACAGAGAAAGTTAAGATTCCTTCTCAGTTTGTAAATGTAGTAGAGGATGCTCGTATTGAAAAACTGATGAAGCGTAAGTATCTTGGACTTGCAAAAACATTCTTTAATGGTTATAAGGAACTCAATGATGAAGATTTCTTTAAACTTGAAGATGAAAAGATTGATGAGATGAATTTGGCTGATCGCGCCAATCTGTGGTTCAAGGTTGGAAACTACATTAATGTTCCAATTAAACGTGGCGAAGAGACTGAAATCATCAACTTGATTGCTAAAACTGAAACTTTTGCAGATGTTCTGATTACTGCTGAAGCACTCTATAAGTATTGTAAGAAAGAAAAAGAACAAGAACAAAAGGTTGCTGATTTTGATTCTCATCTGCAACAAGGAAGTTCTACTTCTACCTCAAGTGAGCAAGTAGAGACCGAACAATCTGCAGAAGAACAGGAAGGTGAATCTTCTCAACCTCAACAGATTGAAGAAACTGGAACTTCTCAGGGTGACCAGAACACCATGAAGTCTGCTGGGAATGAGGAAGAACCTGAAGTTCGTACTGCAGAAAATTTAGAAGATAAAATCCGCGATTTGGTGAGTAGTGATGGAATTGAAAATGTTTATGTGGAAATTCCTAAAGTCAATCTTGATACTATCATCGGTAAAAATTCAGAAGTTCACGAACACATTGATGTTTCTTTCCAACAACAGCAAATGTCTTATGAGGAAACTGTAAAAACTAATTATAAGCACCTCACTCCAGTTAGTTTGTTTGAGAGTGCAGATACTGAATTTAAGAAGTTCAAAATCTCTGCTCAGAAAGAAGTTAACTATTTGGTAAAAGAGTTTGAGTGTCGCAAAGCAGCTGATGCTTATTCCCGTGCTTCTACTGCTCGCACTGGTGTTCTTGACTGCACTAAACTTCACACCTACAAATATAATGAAGACCTGTTCAAAAAGGTATCTGTTATTCCTGATGGTAAAAATCACGGACTAATCTTTGTTCTGGACTGGAGTGGTTCTATGTCGCAGGTTCTTGCTGATACCTGTAAGCAACTCTTCAATTTGATTTGGTTCTGTAAGAAAGTCTCCATTCCCTTTGAGGTTTATGCCTTTACAAACGAATGGCGGCGAGGTGATTATGATTATGCAACTGGAACTTTTAAGACTGCAGATCGCACACGACATTATGAAAAGAAGGAAGGATTGCTTGCAGTTGATGAATCATTTGCTCTGATGAATATTCTTACCAGTAAAGTTTCTGGTAAAGAACTAGAACATCAAATGCTCAATATCTGGCGTCTTGCTGTTTATTTTGGAGATACATATCGTACTCCTTATATCTATCCAAATCGTCTGTCTCTTTCTGGAACTCCTCTAAATGAAGCACTTATTTCACTTCACCAAATTCTTCCCCAATTTCAACGCGAGAACAAACTTCAAAAGGTTCAGTGTATTGTTCTGACTGATGGAGAAGCAAATTTTGTTCCTTATCATAAAGAAGTGAAGCGCAATTGGGAAAGTGAACCTTATATTGGTGTTTCTGGTGTAAGTCCTCACAAAACTTTCCTTCGTGATCGCAAACTTGGAACCACATATACATTTGATTATGGGTATCATCAATTTACTGATACTCTTCTCCATAATCTCAAAGATAAATTCCCTTCTGTAAATTTCATCGGCATTCGTGTTCTAGAAAGTCGTAATGCAAATCGTTTCATTAATCTCTACCATAAAGATATGGATAAAGAGTATCAAAAGATTCAGAATGATTGGAAGAAAATGAAAAGTTTTATTATTACCAACTCTGGTTATGATGCCTACTTTGGACTTTCTTCGAGTGTCCTTTCTCAAGATGCTGAGTTTGATGTCGCTGATGATGCTTCTAAAGCGCAAATCAAATCTGCTTTTGTCAAATCATTGAAGACTAAAAAACTAAATAAGAAAGTTCTTGGTGAATTTATTTCCTTAGTAGCATGAAACAAAAGTTTCCACTTGAGCACGTAGTCAATTATGAGACTCAAGAAGTCTGTGTGATTTGCGATAGTTCAATTACTGCGATGGGTATTCCTACAATAGTGAAGCGGTTTTATCCTGGATATAAAGGTAGAATTGTAAGTAGAGAACACCTTGAAAAACTGAAGAACCAGTTGGCAAACTGACCACTAAGGGTCTTAGTGACCCCTTTTTCGTTTTATAATGACTTTAGTTAAAAACCCCATTATGTCTCGCACCAAAATGAACGACGATCAGATTCTCACCGATCTTCGAAATACTTTCGGTAAAGAATTTACTGCAGCAGATGTTCGTGGATATTGTGCGTCAAAAAATGTTTCTTATCCTACTGTAACTAAGCGTCTTGAGCCTTTCAGAGTTGGTCGTGGTAAGTGGAATCTGGAAGTGACTCCAACCGTCATTGGTAAAATGGAGAAGGCATATCAAGCACCTGCCGCTTTGCCTGCTATCGAACAAAATCTCATTCCTGATAAAGATGATACCTTCGTCAAGTTTGGTAACTTTAATGATCTTAAAAAGATTATTCAGTCCCGTATCTTTTACCCTGCGTTCATCACGGGTCTTTCGGGTAATGGTAAAACGCTCAGTGTGGAACAAGCGTGTGCTCAACTGAAGCGTGAACTGATTCGTGTCAACATCACGATTGAAACTGATGAGGATGACTTGATTGGCGGTTTTCGTCTTGTAAATGGGGAAACTGTCTGGCACAATGGCCCTGTGATTGAAGCACTGGAGCGTGGTGCTGTGCTGTTGCTAGATGAGATTGACCTTGCCTCTAACAAGATCCTGTGTCTACAATCTGTGTTGGAAGGTAAAGGCGTCTTTCTGAAGAAGATCGGTCGTTACGTTCAACCTGCTGCTGGTTTCAATGTGGTTGCCACTGCTAACACCAAAGGCAAAGGTTCTGATGATGGTCGTTTTATTGGTACTAATGTGCTCAACGAAGCATTCCTTGAGCGATTCCCTGTGACCTTTGAGCAGTCCTATCCTGCTCCCACCATCGAACAGAAGATTCTAGATGGTGTTGCTCAAGAACTTGGTGTTGAGGATGCTGACTTCTGTAAGCGACTTGTTGATTGGGCTGACATCATCCGTAAGACTTTTTATGATGGTGGCATTGAGGAAATCATTAGTACTCGCCGCCTGGTTCACATCATTCGTGCTTATAGCATCTTCCAAGACAAGGCAAAGGCAATTCAAGTGTGTGTGAACCGCTTTGATGATGAAACCAAACAGTCCTTCCTGGAACTGTATGATAAAGTTGATGTTGACTTCAAGATGCCCGAAACTTCTGAAGCAGAAGTTCGTAAAACATTTGCCTCTGATGAAGTTTTCTGATAGAATATATGGAGGTAAAAAGTGCCTCCTCTTTTTGTCCTTTACTGCGAATTACAATGTCTGAAAATTTTGAAAGCACTTATGAAGGTCTTCTTCCAGACGGATTTTCTGCAATTTATGCTGCAGACACAATAAGTTTATATCCGTATGAAGATGAAGATGTTATTTCTCCTGTTACTTTTGATTTGAATATGCCTGAAGATACAAACAAAAACGGTTTCTGGAAATACGAAGAAGACAAAACTCTTAAAGAAGTAGAGCAGTATCTTTCCAGCACTTATCATTCTCACTATACTTCCGAAACTTCCAAGACTCAAACTCTTGATTTGATTGAAAGTATTGGTGATGCAGAAGCATTTACTCGTTCTAATGCTATCAAGTATCTTTCTCGTTTTGGCAAGAAGAATGGTAAGTCAAAGCAAGATATTTTGAAGGCAATCCATTATTGTGTCCTTTTGTATCATTTTGCTGGACTCCACAAAAATACTGTTTCTGATTTTCCCTATTAATTATGAAATTTTCTGATAAAACTCTCTCTGTTCTTAAAAACTTTTCTTCTATTAACCAATCCATCCTCTTCAAGGAAGGAAACAAACTTCGCACGATTAGTGTGATGAAGAACATTCTTGCTGAAGCAACAATCACCGAAGAGTTTCCTAAAGACTTTGGTATCTATGATCTTAACCAATTTCTGAATGGTCTTGGTCTTCATCAAAGTCCTGAACTTGATTTTGTGAATGATGGATATGTGGTCATCCGCGAAGGTAAAATGCGTTCTAAGTATTTCTTTGCTGACCCTAATGTCATCATTACTCCTCCCGACAAAGCAATCAATCTCCCTAGTGAAGACGTATGTTTTGAACTGAGCACTGAGCAACTAGATAAACTTCTGAAAGCAGCAGCAGTCTATCAACTTCCCGACATCTCTGCTGTTGGTGAAGGTGGTGTTGTAAAACTGGTTGTTCGTGATAAGAAGAATGATACCTCCAATGATTTTGCAATCGTTGTTGGCGAAACTGATGCTGAGTTTGTGTTCAACTTTAAGGTTGAAAATATCAAGGTTCTTCCTGGAACTTATGAGGTAGTCGTGTCTTCTAAACTTCTGTCACGATTTACCAGCAAGAACCACGATCTGTGCTATTATATTGCTCTGGAACCTGATTCGACCTTTGGATGAATATCTTTGTAACATCACCTTGGCCTGCTGAGAGTGCTGTCTGTCTCCCTGACAAACATATTGTCAAAATGCCACTGGAGTGCTGTCAGATGCTTTCCATTGTGGCATCTGAAAAGTGGGGTCATAACTACGGCACTCTGCCTAAGACTGACGGCACTCCCTACAGAACTGA